GGTTGTTGGCCAGATTATGGTATATGCCATAGTTTATCTCCTTATCAATTGTGGTTTCATGCCAAAGGTGTTTGTAATAGCACGATTTGTTGAGCTGCCACCACGTGTTACCTCGCCAGCAGTCATGTCGCCTACAACCACTTCAATACGGCGATTGCCGCGACTGTCTGTAGTTTCACGAGCTTCGGCTTTCTCTGTGCTGTAGTTGTTGACAACTACTTCGACGGACCCTCCACCACCACGAACACCCAAGTTGCCTTGGCTGTCTCGCTTCAGCGGCATGATCGCCTCAGGGCCGGCTTCACCCATCAGACCGGTGCCCTTGGCGAACTTGAACATGGTAGGTGAGTCGACTATGGAGTTGGTGAACATACCGCCCTTGGCGTACTTCTTGATGCCATCATCAAAAGCGCCGCCCATTGCAAAGCCAAAAGGATTTTGACTAATACCGCCAGTTGAGGGTAGAGCTGTGAATGATCCACCTCCTCCTAAACCAGGTAAGAATCCGCCACCTAACAGAGAGCTGAATAGTTGAGTAAATATCTTATTTGTGTACAATCTCAGTAACTGTGACAACATGTCATTGACCAAGTCTTTAAAGCTCAGTTTTCCTGTTCTGACAAAGTTGACTATAGCGTCACCCATGGCCGCAAAAGTGTCTTTGTAGATGGACGCCAAGCCCTTTTGCTCTGTACTCATGGACTCGTACATGCCTTTTAATCGTTCATTTGCGCTGTAAACATCTTGAGCACCCTTGATCTCTGCATCTCTTTGAGATTTAGCTGCTTCTTTTCGTTTATTGAACGCCTCTGCTTGCTCAAGTGTTAACATACCAGTGCCAGTTTCATCCAATCCACCAGCAATACCAGCAACAGTAGCATCTGCCGCAACTTTGTCAATTTCTCGCTTGTATTTAGCTTCTATTTCCAATAATTTATTCTGGTATTCGCGAGCTCTGATGGCTTTGTTGATTCCATTTACTTCTTTGTCGTACAGATCTTGAGTTATTAGTCCTAGATCCAATTTGTACTGTAGTTCTTCTTTTTGTAGATCTACTAACTGCTTTTCAGCCTCCAATTTAGTAGCACGAAGTGCTTCTTGTTGTGCTCTTGTTTTTTCAGCTTCTGCAAGTTCGGCATAGACCTTTCGGGCTTCGCTGGAAATTCTTAAGATCTCCAACTCATTGTCGCGACGAAGACCTGCCAAGGTTAGGGCATCACGTTCTTTTGCGTTTACTTTGCTGCGCGCTTCCCTTTGCGCTTGTATAGCCATAGATATTTTGTTGAGATCAAATCCTGCATCTTTGATTGCTAGATTATATCTTTCTTGTATCTTTGCTCTTTCTTCTTCGGCTGCGTTAGAGGCTGCGACACTGGATTCTTTAAAAGTTTGTTGGATTTGGCGACCTTGGGTCTGTGTTTCCATTTCTACAATTCTAGGTTCTGAAAGTGCTCCGGCTTCTTTAAGAATACGTAGTCTTTCTTGCTCTAGCCTTAATGAACCTTCAGTTCGGGCATTTTGTATTTGTATTTTACTATTTATAGCTTCGTACTTTTCACTGATCTGCTTTAATATATTGTCAAGAGTTTTATTTTCAGCGGCTGTTTCAGCAGTAAATACTGCTGAGTCTCTAGCAATTTTTGCTTCTTGAACTCGTACATTATAACGCTGTCTTGCAGCTTGAGTTTCGTCTGGTTTACTGGCTGCGGAAGTGTCTTTTAATACCTTATCTAACTCTAACTGTGCAGAAACTAACTCTCTAGAATACTCCAATCTTGCTTTTTGTATTTCTTGTTCTTTTCGTTTTGCTATTTCGATCTCTGTCGAATATCCTCTTAGAGACTCTATAGCCCTATCAAAAGCTGCGCTCTTCAACATAGAAAGCTCTAAAGACTTTATACTAATTCCCAAACTGTCTACTTGTTTGGTAAGCTCACTAAATGCCCTCTTTGCGGCTGGGGAATATTTGTCTGTTATATTGGTTACTCTTTGTACTACTGAATCCAATATTTGTTTTAACACTGCATTACTTCTAGCCCACTTTAGAGTTTCTTCTACACCTACTTCTTGTATTTGTCCACCCAATAGTTGAAGAGCCATTCCTGCTTCTAAAATACCTCTATTTGCTAATTCTTGCAGGCTACTTTGCAACTCTTGCATTGCTTTGGACGCTGATTCTACATTCATTTTTGGTTTGAATGCATCATCAAAAGTTTTAGCAAAAGCACGAGCTTCTTCTGTTCCCGCAATTTCTCCAAACTTTGGTATACCTTTGAGTTTTTTATCTATACTGTCCAGTGCTTCCTCTGTTGCCTTTTTATTAGCTTCAGTTATATTTATTTCTGCACGAAGTTGTTGTTGGTATTTTTGAGTTTCTTGAAGAGCTGTTCTAGCCCTCGTGTCTAATTTCTTTTTAACTTCTACGTCTTGTTCTTGCGCATTCACATACTCTTCATATGCAAATCTCAAATCTTGCAACTCAGATTTAGTTTTAGGATCATATAATCCTGATTTTAGTAATTGATCTATGGCGTAGGATTGTTCAGAAAATGCTCTTTCTGCACTGGCGGCATCTTTTCGAGCTTTTTCTAGTAAGCTTTCTGCCTGCTTCTTTTCTGCCTGATCTAATACTTTAGATAAGGAATCAATTTGCGATTGTACTGCTTTGATGACAATATCTACAGTTTGACCATATTCTTCAATGTTTTTAGTGCCTTTTTGTAGTACTCCGTTCACTCTTTCAAGAGAAGATCCTACTGCACCAGAAGTATCTACTAATTCTTGTTGTTTTTTGGACATCTCTTGAGCTGCTTTCCAACTATCTGGCATTAACTTTTCACCAAATAATTCCCACAATGTCCACATTATCATCAATGGACCAAAAGCAGCCATAATACCTCTAAAAGCTCCACCTATCAATTGTCCAGCTATACCTACAGAAGCACCTAGTTTACCCATTACACCAGTTGCATTTTTTGCAACAGTAATGTTATCCTGTAATATATTACCAAAAGATTTCATTCTAGTTAAGAAAGGAGCACCTATTACGTCTCCGTATCTTTGAGTACTTTGACTTACTTGGCCCAGCGCTTCCATGTAATTAGACGCGCCTGCTCTGATGGTCTGTCCTGTGGCGGCCATTGTACCCCCGGCAGCACCTACTGCACCAACAACCCGCTGTCCTATTGTAGGTCTTGTTGGGCCTACAAAATCAGGCGCTTGTTGGCCATACATTCTACCAACAGCCTGTACTTGTCCAGGGGTGGTAGCCGCAAATCTAGTATTTAATACTGCACTTTTTTCCTCTAGGGCAACTATGTTCTGCATTAGTTGCTGTCTTGTAATAAGCCCAGAATTGTATTGTTGTACTTTAGTAAATATTTCTTGTGCAGATTTTTTAACTGCGTCACTTAGTTTATATTCGCTAAGTGTACTAGTGGCTTGCAGCACTCCTAACTGTTTCATTTGGTCTAATTTGACCTGATTTCCATCTACACTTTGTTTTATTGCTCTGACATATTTTTCTTCAAGATCAGCTACTTGTTTATATGAGGCTAAATCTACGGGTTTTGCTTGTGTTCCAAGTACTGCTGTTTCTAGTCTTTTTTGCGATATTCCTGCGCCTTTTGCTCTACCTGCTGCATCCGTTGCTGCCAGCATACCGGGAGCCAGTGTCCCAGCAATAGTTTGCATTGTAATAGCTTGAGTATTGGCTGCTAAAGCAGCTAATTTTGCTTGTTCAGCTTGAATAGTATTTGCAATAATAGCCATTTCTTTGGCAATACCAATTCTCAATTCTGCTGCTTTTGCTTTTGCCTGTGCGGAGTTAAACGTAAATAAATCAAGTGCTATAGTTTTTAATTCTGGTAGGGCTCGTTTTAGTAGTATTCCACTTATTGCCAAAGATAGTGCGATTACTGCATCTTTACTTTGTGCTAAAAACCCCAATAGTGGCTTTATTCCTTGATTGATAAAGTTCAATATTTCAGTTAAGGCTTCCTTGCCTGTCGCTACGAAACGGGCAAAAGGATCATCCAAAGTAGCAAAATCTTTCCACTTAGACCCTGCCTGCTCTACAGCATTAGCATACGCTGCCACGCGCTGTTGTGCACTAAGGGCGTCTGCTCCACCTTCTATCTGAAAGGCCTTGGCGTAGTCTTCATAGGCCTTTTTTGCCTTGATAAAAATACCCAATTCGTCCAAAATTTCTTGTTCTTGCTTTGCAGTACCCTGAATAATACGACGTACAGAGTCGTTTACATCTCGTCCCAAGCCTGCTGCAGCACCCTTGGCGATTTGTACCAGACTTTCCATTTGTTTGGCCGCAATTCCTGCACTGGTACCTAAATTGGCAAACTGCATTGCATCTTCAAAACTGATTGCATATCCTGTTACAGCCTGAAGATTTTTGCCTAATTGATTTAAATCAGTACCTGTTCGCTCACTCAACATTTTAGACGCTTGGATTAGTCGTTCAAAGTTGGCAGCCTGCTGTAGTGCCTGAAAAGCACTGCTAACAGCAAATATGTTGGCGGCAAATGTGGCGTATAGACGAACGACTCCACCCAAGCCCTGGGCTTGGTTTGCAAAGTCTCGACCAGCTGCGCCAGTGCCTACAGCTCCTCTGACTTTGTTGAAGTCTTCCAATTCTTGACCTTGAGGAACTCCACCACCGCTACGACTAAAAGCACTGCGAGCCAGTTTCTGGCTTTTTGTTAATTCACCGTTGAGTTCTTTTACGTCGCCTGTTTTCTTTTTGACCGAGTTGCCTTGGTCGACCAACATCATATTAATCTTTACATCTGCCATAGTCTCTCCCTGAGGACCACGAAAAAATAGGTGACCCGTTAAGTAGCTCTAATTATACCATGTAGGCAAGTGGCTGTCAAACCAAAAAACAAAAAGCCCACCATTAAGGTGGGCTTTTTTTATTTTTTAAACGTTCTTCTTGTTCTCGTTTGAGAGACAGAACCTTCATGCGCTCACTGTCAATCAAGGCTATCAATTCTAGCACAAACCGCTTCTCGTCTTGTGGTATCTGGTAAATGTTGAACAGGTCGTTGATACCAGCCATGTTTTTACCCATGTAGGTACCACTCATGCCTTCCCAAACGTCCTGCAACACCTGATACAATTCAAAGGCACTCTGCACCTCGACCGGAAAGTCATCAAACTCTACTGGAACATCTTCCTCGACTGGAGCAGTGTTCATCAACTCGCACATTTGGTAGTATTGATCTTTGGTCATTCCAATACTACTGTTCTGGAAAAAGTTTGTTAGGGTGGACTTGATCGCCTGGTTCTGTTCAGTTAGAAGTTTCCCAGGTCTGTTACCTGTTCTGTAATAAAGCTATCAAAATTGGTACTGTTTTTCATTAAACTCAATGCGTTTTCATCACTAAAGTCTACTGTAGTGCCTGGTTCCTGATTGCCCAACTCAATAGGTACCAGTTTACTCAGGTGTTCCAGTGTTAGGCCGCTCCAATCTTTGATAGTATTCTGTACATACAACTGTAAGAAAAGATCTTCGTCAAAATCTTCTGTCATTTGACGATTTTTAAACACAGTTTTAGTACTCTTCTTACGAATACCAGTAAGGGTCTCACGACTCAAGAAACACAGTTTGATCTTAAATCCCACTAATCCAGGAAACTCAACTTCTGCAGTCTTGTTTGGTACTAATAGGGTTTTGATATTAGAAATTGACATTTGTGCCTTTATTTTAGGGTCAGGAGGTTTTTACCTCCTGACTTTTGTTAATTAACTATTAGGTAGCTGGACCTGCGTAGTAGGTAACAAATATTTCATTATCTGTTTCTACGTCATAGATTGTACCTGAAGTAACAGCTGTACTTGCAGTAGTGCCTGAGGAGAAGCCACCCTGTCCAGTAAAGTTAATAGTTGCTGAAACTATTTGCTCACTGTTGATTTGTGGTACTTGTAGCATTGCTTGTGGGCAGTAGAACAATACCTTGTTCTCTGTACTTGTTGTAGTCGGAGCAGTTACGCTGCCACCCAATCCAAGTGTAAGAGCAAACATGTTTTCGTCGTCAGCTGAAGCACCGCTTCCTCCGTCTACTATCTGCTTAAATAATGGTCCTGTATTGTTTGCGTCATTACGTAGGTACGCAGTAATACTGCCTGTAACTGAGCGGTTTCCTGTGTAGTAATCAATAGCTTTGTTTATAACACCCATATTGGCAGGTACTAGGTATGTTAGATTATTTGCTATTGTTACATTCCCACCAGTAATTGCTAAGTTATATGTAGCTGTAGTTCCTAGGTTAAATAGGTTATTTGCACTAACCAATCTAGCAGCACTAAGTTTATTAGTAATATATTTGGCGGTTGTTTCTTTTTGTGCATAACTACCACCAAACTGGCCACCAAAATTACCAGCAGAAGCTGTTACAGTAGTATTTGTTCTTCTAAGAATTGTAGCTTTTCCTGTCCACGCAATTGTAGCGATTTGGTCAATTCCAAAATCTATAGTTGCTGACTCAATAGCACAGTTGTCCATTACATAAGTTTGATCATCAAATATGATGATCAAACCAAATTTTTGTAGTTGATTTCTGTTGCTGTTGGTTGTTGAAATTCTAGAGAAGGGTGCGACAGGACCTGTGGGGTTGCCAGGGGTTTCTACCCAAGCGGCGGATCCACCACCTATTAGGTCTGAAGAAAGCATGGCATTCCACAATACGCGCTCTTCACAAACCACTCTGTCATCATTGTCAATACCGCTTGTTACAGTATTTTCTAGGTATCGTGGGCGTACATACGTGGTAAAACTCCAATCTACTGGATCCATAGAAGTATTAAAACTTCTTTGGCCGCGTTTTGGTGTTGCCCCGCTCTCATTTAGAGTGATTGTTTCGGCTGTAGTGTTTTGTGAAAACGTAAAGCCGTCTAAAACTTGTAGTTCTTGAGTAAATAACGCTGTAGTTACCACTTCTTGGTGACTTGCGTCATTTACTGTACCATCTATTGCGTTAACGTTAGTAGTAAAAAATACTCTAGCGTTTCTGACTAAATTAACTGCCATATCTATTCCTTTACGGTGTTTATATACTGCCTGGCGTTAACTAGATAATTATCTGTTGTGGCCTTCGAGTATCGTTCTACATGACCTGGTAGCGGACTTGTAGATTTATTTCTCCGACTGCGTACGGAGCAAGCAAACCCTCGTCTGTGGTTATGCTGGTAATTAGGATCTCTGTGGTTTCAAGTCCGGCAGCTTCGTCATATACCAGTACTCGGTTGCTGTCCACGCAGAGCTCTACATCTTCTAATAGAGCTTCCAATTGTTCTTGGCTATCGTCGCCTTTGCAATACAATTTGATTGCAATCCCCAAAAAACCCCAAGTAAAATCGCTGGGAAGGTATTCTCTCATCTCACTTCCGGGGGTTACGTAGACCGAGGGAAAGTTGTTCGTCTCGTCCCAGAATACCAGTTTAGGGTATGCGCAACCATTAAGGTTTGTCTTGTAGGGGCCCGTTCCGTTTATGGTTTTCAACTTCTCACACAGGGCTTTTACTATTGAAGTTCTCTTAGACATTGACGGCCCTCATACGGTTGGCTACTTGAGCACCTGCAAGTTCGCGGATACTTTTGGAGATTAGAAGTTTTGGATCGCGGGTAAAGGGGCGCTCTTGGCGACCGCCTCTGGAAAACGTTGCGTAAGGGTTTTTCATGTAACTGTAAAACGCAGTTATCATGCCTTGACGACTTTCGCTCATTCTTTCAACTTTTACAGACTCTGCAAAACGACCAGTACGATAGTTCAACACGTTCCTGCTGTTGCCGGTACCCATGTTACGTTTGATTTGATCGTGTAAGTCGCTGTTGATCAACGTCATGAGTGAAGCTAGATTAGTAGTACCCTGCTGCAGCTGCAGCATTCTTGACTTTTCTGCTAAGTCGGCCGCTTTTTTCAGATTGTTTTTGAGTTTAGTTATCTTTGCAATAGTATTTTTTGCACTAGAACTAAACTTTTTGTTATCTATCTTTATACTTTCCCGAGATATTTTGCTTCTAGGTACTGAGAACTCAGATTTTGTTGGCCGTCTTTTAGGGTCTAATGCTTCAAGTAAAGTATTACGTACCAAATTTAAATAGCTAGGAGAGCCTTTTGAAGATATTAACTTTTGAATAAAACTGTCATCATTTGCTCTGGTTCTAAAAAACTTTGCAATTTGTACATAATTTTTAGGATCAAAGTATCTGCGTAACGCATTAGTAACAGGTGCTGAGGCAATTCCGGAAGCTCTGTTTACTTCTTCAGGCTGCATTTCCACTACATACTTGTATGGATTTTTTGAGTATTTGGCGTATATGTCAACATCAAGCGATTTGAGATTAGAGCTGGCTAGGTCGTCTTTACGTAATTGATCTATTATTGCATCCAGTATAGGAATAAATCTATCCTTCACTACTTGAGAAGCATTACTAGATAACAGATTTCTTCTGGTCTGTTCGGCTACATTTGTTGCTATAGAAAATACGTGGCCTCTTTGAAAGAAATCTGTTACTCGGGCTTCGCGCAATTTTTTAGTCTGTTTATCTTCTATCTGTACTTTTGGAATTGAGTCAAATCCTTTTTTGAGTACATTTCCTATACCAGTATCAAAATCGATAATTGGAAAAAACAAGCTGTTATCTTTTCTAAGAATTACAGATTTTCGTCGTTTTACGGACGAAATTAAGTCTTGCCTAATCTTTTTTATCTCTTGCTGAGTAATAGCTCTGCCTGCTAGTTTTGATCCTATATTAGCAATATCAGACTCTGTTATTAAAAAAGATGTTTTTTGCTGCTTTTGCTCTGACTCTCTTAACTCACTGGTTGTTTGAATAAAAATACTTTTTACTGAATTTTTAAACCACTTATTATATGCTTCATCTTTTAAAGCTTCAGTAAATTCGGCTATACTCATATCAGTTGTAATTCAAAACGTAGAGGTCAAGTACCCGTTTGATATGCCCAGGCAGATTGCTCTGGTTGAGGTACTGAACCTGAGCATTTCCTGTGGTAACCGCAATCTGACTCTGTACAGCACCTTGGTTTTTCATGTAGTAGGTAACCAAGTCCAATACTGCTAACTTCAAGTCTTCTGGGATGGTCTCATAACCAGCTGTGTAGGTGATGCGATAGCCGTTGATTAAATAGGGAAACTCGGCTCTGTTAATGGGCAATATCTGCTGATTTTGACTGTCCAGTACCCAGTCTGTGAACTCTACCAAGTCAGTATAGCTCTGACCATAGTTCTCACTCTTTTCGATGCTGGAGATAGTTATAATAGGCGCTTCACCTAATAACAAACAAGTACCGCCGTTCAGTACCTCAGTCTTGGCATCATCAACCCAGTCCACAAAAGTGCGACGGCAGATGCTTTTAACAAATTCTGAAACCTTTGGGATAATGGTATTGATTTCTACATCTTGGGTGGTACTGGTGATACCTTCATAAGCTTTGTATTCTTGTAAGGTTATTAAGTTTGCACCCATTACACACTCCTTATAGTTTTTCCAAGAGCTATACATAACACTTGGAAAAACCGGGGACTAAAAAGTCCCCAGTTTTATTAATATCAGGTCGCTCCGTTGACGTAACGTAGGGTGCTTACTGCAGGTCCTAGGTTAGTTGTTAACTGAGTTAGACCAGTACGTAGTGAAGCCACTAGTACACGGCTCTGACGCTCTGTTAGTGTGTCTGTGTCAACACGTAGACCACGCTGGTTGCCTACCAAGAAGTTGGCAGGTGCAAAGCAGAAGGCTGCAATGTTAGTACTTGCGCCGTCGGCTGCTTCAGCGATTGCGGGGAACTCGCCACTTACGACCACTGGTGTGTTGCCAATACTACCAATCTGACCAGTTAACAACGTAGCACGATCACCGATCTTGTCTACAGTCTGGAATGTGGTGTCGTCTAACAGATTGTAGTATGTTTCTGTGTTAACTACATACACCAGCTCACTAGGCTCTAGACCCCAAACTCCCAAGTCCTTGCGAAGGGCTCTCATCTTGGCGATAGTTACAGGGTTTGCACTGTCGATTTGAACAGCACTTGCTGTGTCGTACATTGAAATACCCTTGACTGGGTCGCTGCCGCTACCAGCACCGTTGATGAAAGCTGAATCTACAGCACGTGCAACACGGCGTAGCATAGCATCACGAACGATAGGTAGTAACACTAGGATTGAATCCTCTTCTTCTTCAAGAGCCATGTATTCACGTGTGGCAACCTTGAAGGCATTCAGAGTGATTTCTTTCAACACATGAGTGTCTGTGCTACCAGAACTGTTGTTGTTACTATTACCAAAGTCACTGTTGATAACCCAAGTAGCCTTGCCAGCTTCTGGGTTTAGAGGCATTCTCATCACGTTGGTCTGCATTGCAACGTTGCGAAGCAGTGGAGCCATCACTAAACGGCGACGTACTTCGTCTTCCATGGTTGTAGAAACTTCAGTTTCCCATAGAGAAGCAGGAGCAGTGATGATACCAGTTGTATTGCTGCCACCGCCAAGGTGACCACCGGCCTTTTCAACCACCATCTTACCATAACGTGTAGACTCTAGAGACTTGCCAGTTACCTTGCTCAGCAACACGGCCATTTCACGCTCCTTGTAGGAGGTGCTGTCGTTCTTTGACTTGTCGCCAAAAGCCATCTTTGAAGTCTGTAGAGCCTTCAACTCATCGGCCTTTTCCTTTAGAACAGCTTCTAGACCTTCTAGAGCGCTCTTTTGAGCGGCACGCTCAGTCTCAAAACGCTTTTCAACTTCGGCTAACAGCTTTTCTGTGCCGCTCTGACCAACTTGGATCTGAGCTTCTACAGCAGCCTTAACGATGCCATTGATTTCAGCCTGACGGGCTGTTTCTTGTGCTTTGGCATCTGCCACAGCTTTTTGACGGGCTTCTAGAGCCACGGTAGCTTGTTCGGCAGCTTCACGAGCAGCTTGGGCAAGCATTTGCTTGATTTCTTCTGGATTCATATTCCATTCCTTTTTAATGTCGCGATCTGACTCTGTTACCTTCTCTAGCCCTTTAGCTGATTGGTCTTGAGTTGCAAATTGCTCTTTGTAACGCTTGTAATCGTCAGCACTATCAAATGCTTTACTTAAATCAAAAACAGTGTTTTGATTTGCAGGTACTGAAACGACAGAAATTTCTACCAGTTCCAATTCCTTGATTAAAAACACTTCAGCGGCTGAGTTGTACTCAGCGTCCAACACCCTGAAGCCGATAGAAAAAGCTGTAAGAATTCCGTCTTTGATAAGTTGGAACTGCTTGGCAGCTGTTGAAATTCTTGCTTTTATCCATAACCCCTTGCCATCCGTTTTATGCTCAGTCATACGTCCGATCGGATTGCTGTGATCGTGGTAGGCTAAGATAATAGGATTTTTAAGGTAGTTAGTCATGCCTTTTTCCCAGACTGAACTGGGAACAACATCTCCCTGGCGATCTACGTCTGTGGTACTTGCGTACCCTTCAATGTAGATTTGGCCTGGATTGTCAGTTGCAGCTTTTATGGAAAAAGCACTATTTAAATGTAGTACTTTATCTTTCATAGGCTCCTTACCTTGGTTCTTGTGGAGGCTTTTTAGGCGCTCCGCCTACGCTGGGATTTGCAGCACTACCAGCAATGTTTGCTGGTACTCTGAGGTCATCATGACCTGGCTTGTCATCATAGCGTAGTTCCTTTCGGGCCTCGTTTGGAGAGATTACTCCACCGTTGACCAGAGAGGCATAGTAAGCAGCCACGTCTTTTAATTCAGGCTGCAATGCTGATACGGTTGCAGTTACTGCTTCTACATCGTATCCAAAAAATCTTTCTACTGCACTAACATATCGATTTACGATAGGTAACACAGTTTCCAAGTAAAACAATCTCAAATTGGGTGCAATATTTGCATTGTTGCCACCGTCTAACAATATCGGTGGAACACCCAAGCTCTTCAATATCTTGGTGTCATGAGTTTTGATGCTGACATCAAAATCCATGTCTTTGAACGTGTCTGCAAACTCACCCCAAGGCTTCAGGCCTGAATCTAATATCATGGGACGCCGAGCACCGTTTTTGGGTGAGTACTGAGTTCTCCAGTTTTGGATAGTTCGTTCTTTGGCTTGCTGACTCAGAGTATTGTCACTGGTCAAGATCAGCCCCATCACAGCTCCGTTATCAAAAAACTGCTCCTGAAAGGTCTGCATCTTGTAGAGTATCTTGATGTTGCGGTCGGCTGAAGCTAACCGGCTAGTGCCGCGATAGATAGTGTGACTGCTCAGGTCTTTGATGTGAAACACTTCGTCGGGACGGAAACGTACCTCTGAGTTGTAAGTATAGCCCTTTACATAAGTTTTAGGGTCTGTTTCAATCTGTACGTTGCTAGCTGGCAGGTGATACATGTGAGCACCATCCCAGTAGATAAATATGTTGCCCTCCAACAAGAAGTCTGTGAACATATTTATGCGAAATTCTTGTGCGCTCTGATAGGGGTTTGGCGTAAAGTTCAACAGCTTGACTAAGCTCTTTTGTCGAATGCCACCTACTACTGAGTCGGCTTTACTTTCTTTTACGTCGTAGTCTAAGCTACTGCACGCACTCACAATCATGTTGACGCCGCGGTTAACACTCTCCAATCGGTTAAACGCCTGTAGGTAGCTGATTGTGGCGTTGGTGTCGACTGAGGTGCCCTCGTCACGACTGATGATGCCTTGAGCTGGGTTCAGTTTTTCAACCAACCAGCCCCTAAAATTTTTAATTATACTCATCTTTAGCCCTAATAAAATTCACTAAAACTTCCGCCTAATACCTTAGGTTTTTCGCCGGGATTAAGTGTTGCCTTAGCTTTTTGGGTTTCTAGCCAATGACCTTGCTTTTGGGCACTAGAAAGAGGAGGAGCTTTTCCGTACACCCCATGCAGAGCTTGATGATGCTTCAAACACAATGTATAAACATCACGATAGATCTCGTCATGGTGGTTGTCAATAAACTCGTCCCTGTTTTCTAATACAGCCTCGTCAGTAGAAAAGTCACGACCGGTCTTTTCTATCCAACGTTCTAAAAGTAGTGTCAGGCTATGTGTATGATGTAACTCTAAATCTTGATCAGTGTTGCAGATGTAGCAGTGATCTTTCTTTTCATATGCAGACTTTGCACGGTCTCTCACCCATTTGATGGGTATTCTTTTGTTGGTGTTCTTAGACATTATGAGCAAGTCTCCAGCCTTTGTGTTGTTTACAGTTACCTTTTAGTAAAGTTGTAAAATGACCTAGGTTTAATTTATGTTCTATACAAAATTTTGTAAAATTAGGTATATTTGTATAAATTTCTCCGCTTGGAGATGTGACTGCTGGATGAGCTATATTCCTATATTTAGCTGATTTTCTAAGGTCTCTTCTAGTTCCTATTAAATCGCGTAATTTTTTATATATTTCTGGTACTGTATTTTTTAACCATCCGTGGCACACCAAACTTGAGATTTTTTTAACTGTAACTATGCCTACATCAGTTAAACTAGATATTTCTTTAAAAGAAATATTTGGATTGAGCAATAAAGTTGCTACTTTTATTATTTGTTCGTTTGTATAGATACTTCTGCCATGATTTTGTCCGTATGCTATGGGCGTATCTGTAGCGTGCTCAAGTATATTAAATCCATTGTTTACACTATCAAATATCTCTATTGCTTCATTTTCTGTAGAATTTAATTCCTTTACAGTACATTCGCATACTACTTCTAAAGATGGTCTGCCATATAAATTATAAGCTTCCATCATTTTTGGATTTGCTTTGCATGTAATAAAGCTATTTAGATGTGCTTTATAACGCTGTTCAATATCAATACTCTGCCCAACATAGCACTGATCTGTGCCATTGAAGCACAGTCTATAAATTCCAATAGTCATAGGTATCTCCGCTAAGATAGGCGGTCTGTGTAGCGGCACAGCAAAGGGTTAATTAGGCCCACCCGCAATTTTTTGTGGTCAAGACGCCACTAAATTTTCAATATTATAGCACGTAGGCAAACACCTGTCAAAACCTTTTTTGAGGAGGTACAATTTTTAGTTCCACAATTTGTACCACCAGCTACGAGACTTGTAGGCTCGTAGTGAGGCCACCTCCAGCTCCAAGTCCCTCAACCGGTCTAGTTCCCCCGGCAATACCACCCCCTCATCTCTAAGATTTTTCAATTCGGTCTGGGTTTCACTCATATACTTCAACAAGCTGCCGGTACTGTTTTCCAATACCCCACTATAGCGTCGTATCCAGCTGTCGTCTTCTGGAGCATCTGGGTACATGGTATTCAACAGGTTCACACCTCGGGCAATCCAACTACGCTCTAAAACGTCGAGATGATCGGGGTGGCACAATTCCAGTACCTCACAGCGCGGAATTCCCCATACTTTGTAGTGAGCTTGCAACTCGCTGGTGTGATTGCCACGACGCAGCGAGTTCAAGTGTTGCTTGTATCTAGCATTGATATCAACACTCTTGCCAATGTAGGTGTAGCCGCTGTCGAACTTTAAGACATAAATTCCGCTTTTCATATTGTGTATGTGTACACTGCGTAGCGCAATGCATCTGCTATGTGACTAACTTTATTGTGAACCGGCTTTTCGCGTGTAAGTGTCTCGCGGTTGTCCCACTGGTATTGATCAAACATTTCCAGTGTGTGTGTACAGTGTGGGGCCACCTTGATACGTCCCTGCTCTACTAGGGTCTGTACATATGCAATACCTTCCAACACCTGCTTTTTAGCTTTGATGGTAGAGATATCATAACCGTACGCCAAATCACTTGCAAACTGTGCTGCGGCTGAGTCAATAAAAATGCCGGACTCTATTCCCCAGCGGTCTATAAACTTTTGAAATGCCTCAGCATGGGTGGCAGTAGTGGCTTCGGCTTTTAGGTACTCGTCTACCACATGGAAGCTGTCGTCTGCAGGATTATAGGCCAACACTAAGAACGCTGTAGGGTCCCGGTATCCGGGGTCTATGCCTGCGAGATACTCCACACCGTCGACGTGATTGAACTCTACCACCATGTCACTAGTAAATGAATAGATCTGACCCTCGAAAGTGTTGAAGCTCGCCATGTACTCCTGCTCAAACTCGGCTTTCGACATACTAGCTCGGGCCTCTGAGACGTCGCTCTCCAGCATGCGGTCATTTTCGGTGTAGTCGGCTTGCAGACTTATCCACTGTGGGTAGAGATCGCTGTACCCACGTTCGTAGAACTTGGCAAACCAGTTGTGCTTGCCTCGTGGGGTACTAATAAAGATAGCCTTGCTACCCGGACGGTCCAGAGTAGGTCGCAAACTTACATTGAAAGCCTCTTCGCCTCCATCACCTAACGCAGCTTCGTCGAATATGATTAGATTGTAGCTACGACCAACACTTGAATCCACAGTGGTAATACTCCCCATACGGATGGTACTACCATTACTTAATTCGATCACCTTGTCTTTGTGGTTGTCTTTGGTCACCTCCAAATCAAACTGCTTGATAAAGCCACGCTGCAGTTCGAAACTGATGGTGGACAGGTTATAGTTGGGGCTCATGATGAGGACATTGCAGCCTGGTATCAACACCACCAGTTGGCCGATGACATTGGCAATAAACGTCTTGCCCAGTCGTCGACTAAGAGCAGCAACTATAAACCTGTAGTCAGGTGAGTTCACAGCATTGATCAATGCAATCTGTGGACGGTTCAAGTTGTCGAATATGGGCACACCACCCACGGTGGCCAACTTCAAGTAGTTGACTATGGGCAGCTTGATAAACCGACTATCACCTGGGTAGTCGGTAATGTTGTAACAGTCTATGTCATCTCGAGAAATCTTAAGCATTGGGCTTCAACAACCTTTCTAACAACGACCCATAGTTGGAGCCAGCACCGCCGTCATTGATCTGCACGTTGACCTGGCTCTTAATATTGCTGGCACGTACCTTTTCTAAAGCAATCTCACGGTCCAACTGTTCGATGGTCATTTTGTGGCTTAATGCCAACAAGTCTGCAATGTCCTTCGACGACCCCACTCCTGCCTCGTCTAATTCCTGGAACTTTTTTGAGATCAACATGTCCATTGCTTTGCGCATTTTGAAACGGTTGTTGAAGCCCACATCTTTAAACACTTGATCAATGTAAGTCTTTACCTCACGGCGGGCTAGTTGGCTAGCTACCAGCTCGGTACTGACCCCCAATTCCTCACTTACCTTGGTCAAGCTCTGAGTCTGTAAATAGCAGTTGGCAATGGCCAACCCCTCGGGATCGATGGTGAGTGTTTCGGCTGGGTGGGTTTGAGCTGGTAGCATGTGGACTCCTCAATGGATATCTATTTTACGAGTGGTGCTCTTGGGGCTGGTTTGGAGTTCGATGTACAACACCCCATCTTCTAAGACCACACTTGACACGGAGATGTCCGGTTCTAGGGTCCAGGTTTTGGTCCAGGATCTGTGGGCGAGTCCACGTACCAGATAAACACGAGTGTCTTCGGCTTCCTTGGTGCCCTTGACAGTCAAGGTGGTACCGGTTAAACTCACGTCCAACTCACTACGGTCCCAGCCACTCACAGCAATTTCGATTACATAGTGGTCCTCGTCTTTGTAGAGGTTATACGGTGGGTATTGATTGGTTGCACGATTCATCATGTTCTCAAAACCAATCATGGTCTGGTAGAGGGGGTCTAGCATTGTTGTCTTCATAGTTGATCCTCTTAGATATAGCGATCGAATGGGCGGGTGCCGTAGTAACGTGCTCGGAATTCGTACAATTCCTCTGAATAGTCTACTAACGCATCCCAGATGTGTTTGATAATCTTCATAGATAACCTCGACGTTGTATGGCTTTCATACGGTTTTCCAAGTCACACAGGTCTGTGCTCTGTGACAAGTAACTGTAGATCTCCTGACAATAGTGAGGTTGGAATGATCGTGTGATCCATTCTAAAAATTTCATGTTGTTTTCCTTGTTGATGATCCCAAATTTGGCGATCGGGTCCATTATACCACGAGGGGCTTGTTGGTTCAAGTGAAAATTTGGTCTGCGTACAAAGTGTTGGTGGAAAATTTCCAAAATAGGCCGTGGGGGTGGGCGCAGCGGGGGTCGAAAATAACAGGTCTAACAACCGCCCCTAGTCTATTGTATCACGGAACCTACAGCACTGCGAATACCCTACCGACTTGTAGGGAAATAAACTTGCATGTGAATTTTCATGGTACACTGTGTTCACTGTAGAGAGAACGACATGACAAACAACCAGATTGAAGCAATCAAAACCTACATGGTCAAGACTGGCGTGACACACTTTGTGATGCAGCCTGCTAATGGCTGCATCATGGTGAGTTACGGCAGGGTTTGCATGTATTTCATCTTCAACGGTGATACAATCGTTGACGTTCAAGTAGACTGAAAGGAATCAAGATGACCACCCGCGAACACATGGACGACCTGGCTCAACGATACGCTCGTGCCTTGGTGCGGTATCACATGACCAGCGACCGTGACGATTACAAAATCATGTTTGAACTGCACGAGATGCTGAACATGGTTTGCCATGAGTATGCTCAGGAACAATTGGAGGAACTGTGATGACTGATTTTTACGCTGCGGTAATTACCGCGTCCAGGCTGGTAGCAGCCTGCCGTATGACCGTCCGGGATGCCTGCCGGGCAGCAGCCCACCAGCACGGCGTGGACTACCACAAACTGTACCGGGCCTTGACGGACTGAAGCAAAGACCCCACAGATCGTGGGGCCTTTGGTGCGCCGAAATTATATCACGTCATTTCGGGCCCTGTCAATACCCCACCTGGTCACAGGGGCATTATTTTGGGCTTGTGTTGGGTTGGTGTTTTCGCTTAAACTCATTACATCGCAAGGCAAACAGGAGAACCAAGATGTACTACCCCGCTGACATGACCCGTGAAGACATTGAGGCTTTTGAGCTGGACATGGTTGCAGCTGAACTGATCTGGAATGAAGACCCCATCAATTGGGAACTGCAAGAAATTGCAGAAGGGGAATGACATGGAAATCGTTGCATTGTTTGCATTTTTGGTGGTGCCCACGGTCATCGTGGGGTTGATCATGATCTTGATGGGAGAATGGTAATGATTGACTGGAACAACTACGACACCGAGGAGTTGGCCTCCATTTTCTCGGACTACCACAAGGACGTGCACGACGTGCGTCCTCGTTGGGTTGACCACACTGACCGTGTGGCGATCATTGAAGGGCTGGAAAGTCTGGACCGTTACATGCTGGAAATGAAGAAGACACCAGAAGGCCGGGCTCGACTGCGTGAAGAAGGCTGGGTGTTGCCAGAAGACGATTGACAAATAACCCCACGATCTGTGGGGTTATTGGCGCCAAAATTATATCACATAATTTTGGGCCGGGTCAAGCGGCCTGGCCAATAGTTGACCTGGAACAGGGGTTGTAAGGTTGGCGTAAGGTTGAGGGGCTACACTGTATTTATTGGATCAAGGAGTTCATCATGAACGGCAAAATCAAGTTTCATAAAGCCACTGGCCCTGCGTTTAAGACTGGTGAAGTGTGGTATGCTGCCAATGGCAGGATGGCTGAGATTGTAGACGTTGCCCGATACCTTGGTGTACTGTCCAATCACGCATCGGATTACAGCGTGATGTACAAGGATGTTCAAGATGGTACAATGCACGAAAAAGATGCGTGGAATTTTCAGGTTCGCTACACTCACCAAGCCGATAGGCTTGTGGGCTAAAAAACCCACCGCTTGACAGGGTTTCTGGTTGTCAACTAAAATCATCTTTCACTTTTGGAGATTTTGAAATGGCTGAAAAGACTGTGAATTATACCCCGGAACAAACCGCCTCCATGCTGGCGGATTATGCTGGTGGTGTTACCGTGGAGATTATCGCTCAAGGGCTGGGCAAGACCGTTCGTTCGGTTGTGGCCAAGCTCTCACGCGAGGGTGTTTACAAGCGTAAGGAATACACCACCAAGACGGGTGAGGCCCCCGTGGCCAAGGAATACTTGGCCGATCAGGTCGGGGCTTTGGCTGGGTTGAGTGAGGGCGAGATTGACTCACTCACCAAGGCAAACAAGACTGCACTGGCCAAGATTCTGGCCAAGCTGAGTGGTTGACAATAGGGGGAAACCCCTATTCCAAATCTGTTGTTAAAAAACAACAGATTTGCGCCAAAATTATAACATATAATTTTGGGGGCTGTCAAGGAATTTTCTATACCCGACCTGGCACAGGGGTTGTAAGGTTGGTGTAAGGTAGCCTGGCGAGAATGGCAGCATGGACAAACAAGCATTGCAGGATCTGGCCCAATACCATGTTCGGGCGTGGTGGGTGAAACTGTTGAGGGAATACCCTACAATCCAAAGGGCCACCCCGATTGTCACCCTAAACAACCGATTGAAGACCACGGCCGGCCGGGCCTTTATTGAAGATGTTCCCCAGCGTATCGACCTGTCAACGGACCTGTTCTCACAATACACTGAGCACATGATCCACGACACCATCCCGCATGAATTGGCTCACTTGGTGGCTTATACCATACATGGCGATCCGGGGCACGGCAAGGGCTGGTATAGTGTACTGGCCAAGATGGGTATTGTGACAACCCGGCTTCATAACATGGTAAACTCACGCTATCGTGGAAAGAGGGGCTAAAATGATTGGTTGGATCGGGACCATAGCTAGTGTGATTGGCAGTTTTGTGGTGGCCTTTCAGATTTTTGTGATCGGTTATGCACTATTCCTGATTGGCAGCGTCTCGTGGTTTTGGGTGGCGGTCAAAACCCGGAATTTGAGCCTTGGGGTTTTGAATGGGTTTTTCTTGTGTGCTAACATCATTGGATTGTGGAGGTCGGTATAATGGAATTGATCTTGAACATGATAGCCGTGTGGATCATCGGCGTGGGTCCGGTGGCTTTGATTGTGTGGCATTTGACAGGAGACTGAAAAATGGCTGGTTTTGACTTAGTCGACGAAATGATGTGGGAAGACTTGACCGAGTTTTTGACACTGGAAGAGGCTGGATTGGAGAACTCCGATCTGGACAATATGGGCGGTGCCCTGCGTGAATACTTCAAAGATGAAGGGGGTTTTGTATGACACAATATATTTTCTGGGTTGACACTGCCTATATTGGCTGGATTCACGTTACTATTGGGGCATTTTCCAAAGAATCTGCCATGAAAATTGCCCAGGATTATCAAGACCGGGGTGAGTTTCGGTCTTGGGAATATCGAGGTATCTTGAGCATATTTGATTATAACAACACTTGAGATAACCAATAAGGGTTTACCCTTATTGGTGCGCCAAAATTATAACACATAATTTTGGGGCCTGTCAAGGGCCTGGTTGAAAGCCCCTACGAACCGTAGGGGCTTTGGTGCGCCAAAATTATACCTCACCCTGGCTCACCTGTCAATAGGGGTTTGCCCTAGTAGGACATAAGACCCCTCGCTGGACATGGGTTTGACTCCTGTATCATAATCACTCCATCGCAACAGACAACCCAAGGGGTTCAACATGGCAAAGATTAACAGGGTTTCGATTTATGACATGGACGGTACCATTGTCAACAGTCTCCACCGTTATCGTACAATCGTTGACGAAAACGGCGAGCGTATTGATCTGCAATACTGGCGAGAAAATGAGTATCGTGCTGGCGATGATACCCTGTTGCCCCTTGCAGAGCAATATAAGGCTGATTTGGCTGACGAAAACACATTCGTCATTATCGCCACTGCCCGTGTTATGCACGAGCCTGATTATCAATTTGTCCGTGAAGTATTGGGCGAGCCTGATTATCTTATCTCTCGCCCCGAGGGTTCCGCAGTATCGGGCAAAACCCTTAAAATCGCTGGATTGGCCAAGTTTTTTAATCTGGTTAATTTTCGTGATGCTGAATTTACATTCTATGAAGACAATATCGAATATCTGAAAGCGGTTTGTGACCGTTTCAATATCCGCGGTGTATATGTTCCCTCTAAACAAGGTCATTAACAGATAACCCCGAAAGGGGTTATCTTTGGAGAATATCATGGAAACCATCGGGTGGATTGGTGCGGTATTGTTTGCAATATGTGGATTGCCCCAGGCCATACAATGTGCCAAAGACGGACATTCTCGGGGATTGAATTGGTTTTTCCTGATTGCATGGTTAGGTGGTGAGATTCTCACGATAATCTATATCTGGCCAAAACAGGATTATCCCCTGTTATTCAATTACTTATTGAATCTGGTATTCTTGGGGGTTATGATCCGATATAAAATCTGGGAACGTAAATAATACTATATAAGGGTTTACCCTTATATAGGCGC